AAGGTTTGTATCTGCAGCTCCAGCATTATCATTAACACCGTCATCATTAGCATCTGCCCACGTATCGGCAAGAATGTCGATAGCCTCTAACTGTGGGCCGCTTGTTCCGTCATGACTATGCGAGTCGTAGTCTGCCTTGAAGGCACTAATGTCGACGCCATCAATAGTCACTCCCGCATTAACACTTAAGTTTGCCGTGAGAGTGTCTGCGACATCAGAGCGTAAGTAACTACTACCATGAGCCCCATCCAATAAGTCAGCGTCTAGGGCACTACCGGCTCCATCATTGAGTGAATGCCACACCAGGCCGCCATTCACCTTAATGTCAGCATTTGACTTTGAATGCCCGAAGTGCATTTCTTCAGCCACGTTGGTGGGAACAGTAAGAACTTCAGAGTCGCCGGCCGTGGGGTTATACGTTACAGAGCTAACCAATACGTTGTAGTAGGCATCATTTACAGGAGTTGCAGCCTCCCAGACACATTTAACTCCCTTTACTGCGTCAATGTCTGCAAAATCCACATCCACATACACATTGCCACTTGCACTACTAAGGCGAATGTTTTTAATACGGGTATCATTATATTTTTGGTTTGAGCGAACTAATACCCAATTACCAAATCCATAGCCGCTAATACCAATATCGGCTATAAGTATTTGTTCTGCGTTACTTCCGCCAGCCAGGATAGTTAACGTTCCAGACTGAATATAATTTGAGCTAATAATACGGTAATAACCGTTTGTACTAAAGTCTGAACCAGGGTAATCTCTCGTCTCTATTAGTTTTGTACCTAGTCTTAATCTTGTTCCGTTTGAACCTAAGGTACTAAAGTTAGCCAATCGTGTATCGGTTGAACTGTCTAAAATTCGCAAATCGGTGTTGTTTAACTGGAAATCAAATGCATCACCGATAGTTTTGATGAGTCTAGCCGCTTGTTGCGAAGACTCGTTAGAAAACGATAAACCACCTGTGCTGTAGTTAGAAAGGGTTTGGACTCGACCATTTCCACCGTAAGTGTGTTTAACATCTAAGCCATTCTTAAGGGCTAAGGTACCACTCGGATTAAGTTTAAGCAAATCTGGGTGAGTATCGTTTCCAACGTAGTTATCGTCTGAGACTGTTAGTCCTTGGTTAAAGTGAGTGTTGCCCCAAACAGTGCCGCCGCTTTGAGAGAGATAGAAGTTTTCAAGTGCTGGGACTGCAGGAGACAGGACAGCAACACGAAACACCTTAAAGTCAACGGAGACATCATTTGTTCCGTCTAGCGTAATTCGGAAATTTGTTGGGGAGTTGGAAACAGCAATCTCGGGAGACAAGAAGCTAGAATTTCCAACATCTTCGGCACCAGTGTAAGTATATGAAGTGGGAAATGAGCCCCCATTGTCATAAGACACATCAAGGGTGATGCTGTTTAAATTCTGGGGTGGCGTATCAAAGGCTAAAAGTAGCCTCATCTCAGCGCTAATGGAGCTGTCCCAAAACGTGGAGGGGCTAGCAACTTCAAAAACAACCGGATAACTACTTGCCCCACTCACCGTTAGGTAGGTGTTATCTGGAGAAAATACGGTATCTCCACCTACTCCAGCGCCAACACCCGCTAGCGTAACTGTAGCAGTATTGTCGTTTACCCCAGAATGAGTTAGAGCATCACCGAAGTCAAGAATAACGTGAGGTGTCGGAGTGTCGTCTCGCGGCAACTCCAGCGAACCTTCGATAATCAGGTTGCGGCCAACATAGACGTCACGCCCACTAATGACGTCGCGCGTCGTTCTTAAATCGTTAAACGATAGAGTCCCGTCAATAATGCTCTGGAGGACGTAATCCATTCGTTTGAAATTGTAGTTAAGAGTGTTCTGCGGGTCCGGTTGCATATCCGGAGAAGCAGAAGGATAATCTGGATTTATGTCTTCAGCACTAATAATGGGCTCGTTATGCCAGAAGAGATTAAAACCAAATAGTGGTGTCTTTCTAGGCATTATGTCCCTTTCCAAAATAGAAGGAGGGAGGAATTTGTCCTCCCTCCAACACTAATCATACATGTTCTTGTCTAGGGCTGCGTATACTCGTTCACTTGCTTCCTGGGAAAGCTTCTGCCGATTCATTTCAGCATTGATATTAACAGATACTGTAGGAGTATCATAGTCAATAAAGTTGTACAAGTCATCGTTTTCCGCAAACTTGTTTTTTCCAGCCTCATCAGTATCTTGCGCTAACTCTCCGTATTTCTCAGAGAGCTCGCCAATCTTCTGAGCAGCAATACTGACAGCCACAGCAGCAGCAGCGATAGCAATTGCGGGGCCAGCAGCCGCAGCGAGTCCAGCGCCAGCTGCAACAGTTCCACCAGCAATAGTGCCAGTCCCAGCACCCATGACATAGCCTAGACTGCTTGTACCAGCTGAAGCAGCAGCGGCCGAGAGCCCACCTGTGGTGGCAGCAGTTGTGCCAGCACTTACTCCGGCACTAACCCCTGTGCTGAGGATGTTGCCAATGTTGATTCCGCCTCCACCGCTTGAATTGCCTGTAAACAAGTCTTGAACAAAATTGACTGCAGCAGCTGCAGCTTGGGCAGCCAAAATATCGGCCACTGCCTTACTAAATGCTTCAGCAAAATTGGCAACCGCATCGATAACGTATTCGAAGAAGCTCTTAGCAGCGTCCTCGTTCTCCTTGATGCTCTTCTGTAATTCTCCGTATTCCTCGCGCAGTTCAACAAGTTTCTCTCGATACTTGTCTGCCTCTTCGCTGGTATACCCGTAAGTTTCTACGGCAGCGTCGTACAGCTCCTGGTAGTTGGCCAGATTGCGCTGCATGATGCCTTCGTCAAAGAGCAGGCCTTCCCTTTCTTCAGCAAGAGCTTGCGCATCCTTCATCATCTGAACTGGGATAGTAAGCAACTCTTGGAAGAAGTTGGAAAGACTGTTCCAAAAGACAGACATTACTTCATCAACAGCAGTTTGAATGTCCTGTCCAGCAATCTCTTGAATGGCTCGACTTAGCTCAACACCCATTTGAGAAGCATATTGCTCTGCTTGTTCTGGACTCAACTCAATCCCAAACTCAGCAAGAAGCCTAGATGGGTTAGTCATCAGTGCTTCTAGTTGGGCAATAATGGCTTGGTTAGTTCGCCTCTGCCGGTCATTGCCTTGGTAATTTTCAAAGTCTCCCTGAACATTCTCTCGGATTTGTCTAACAAGAATGCCTACCAGAGAGCCAATGCTGCTGTTAAAACCACGCTTATCATTCGTGGTGTCAACCTCTCCAAGACGTAAATTCTCAAGAGCGGAAGCAACTTCTACATCATCATTTGAATATGCCGGGTTTTGCTGAATCGCTAGTAGGTTCTCGCTAACACTCTTCTTAAGCAACTCAATTTCTGTTGCAAGCTGTAGCATCTCTTCGATAAGCTGAGCGAGTTCACTCTCAGTTAAGCTAAGGGCGTCAGCTAATTCCGAAAAATTTGGAATAAGATTGGCTAACTGATTAGCGCTTAAGCTTTCAAGCTGCCCCAAGTACTGTTCATAGACAGCCGGAGAGATAACTCCATCTTCGTAGAGGGCGGTAATAGCACTAAGTGTGTTTTCTAGGAAACCCTGTAAATTCGTGAGGTAGTCCATTCCAATTTGGGCTGCTTGAGTTTCTAAAGCAGCAATTTCATCTTCGTCTGTGGACTGAGTAATTCGTTCGCTAATCGCATTTAACTGGCTTGTGTAGATGCGGGCCATTTGAGTGATTGTGTCCTTCAAGCGGCCCATTGCAGCAGCAGGGTTAGATTCAAGCTGATTTTCAAATGTATCGCTAGCTAACTCGAACTCATCTCTAGCTTCTTGAGACATGTCCTCTAAGTCAGAAAGAATACGCTCGTTAATAGTTTCGCCTAGGGCAGCGATAATCCAGCTTCGCCACTCTTCAGGGAGCCTAGCAAGCTCTTCACCAAATAAACCTTCAGCCACGAACTCAGCACGTCCGCCTGTAGTGCCGCTAGCAACATACTCGGCAATCAGTGAACGAACGTCGCCCCTAGAAGTATCACCAAAGGAACCAATAAGTCCTTCAAGAATGCCTTCTCGGATGCCCTCTAGAGTACCTTCAAGTTGGCGCTTAGTTTCTGGTGTGGCTTCGTCTAGAAGAGACGAGATTTGTGAGTAGGTTGAGAGGAACTGGGCGACATCTTCTGCAGGAGTATCAGCACCGGTAAGGTTTCGTTCAGCATCTTGAGCTAAGTTTTCAATTAATCCGGTAAGTCCTTCTTGTTCAAGAAGAGAAATATTCTCGTCTAAGTTTGTAAGTCTGTCCTGGATAGATTCATCAATCTCGACACCTGCGGCTTCTAAGTTGTCAAGCAATTCTGCAAGGGCGGCTGCTCTATTAGAGCTGGTGCCCACTGCATTTTTTAAATCCGTGTTGTACGCCGAAACTGAACGAGGGCTAGTGTCTGTATCATCTAGGACATTTTGGATACTGTCAATCTCGTCATTAACAGCTTCAAAAATTCCAGCACCAATAACGTCATTTAGAATGAAGTCAAATCGTTCAGGCGAGAAGCCATTGCTTTCTAACCACCGAAGAATGCCTTCGGCAGAGAGAAGGTTAACCCCGTCCTGCTCCATTCTCTGGATGAACTCCTCAGCAGCACTTCTGTATGCTGTACGGCGCTCATCGTTAATACGGGAAATATCCGCATCACTATCCTGCAGTCCTATCAGGATATCGAAGAGATTGTCTAATTCTTCGAAGCTTTCGACGAGGTTGTCAGCGTCGAGTAGCTGCTCAACGTCGGAGATGCGGTTCCTGGAAGCAGCTTCGATTGCCTCGCTTCTTGCTTCTCCTAAGTCGTAGCCTTCCAGTCGTTCACGTAACTCGCGTGCAGTATCCGCATCAAACTTAGCGATGTCACTGTTAGCAAGCCGACGAAGTAGGGCTTCTCGTAGCACAGCTGCACTGCTCAGTATCTCCTCGTAGTTTTCCGGCGTGTCCGACAGGTCGCTAAGAAGCTCGTCTAAGTCTTCGATGCCTTCGTTAATGTACGCAACTTCGCCTTCAGCCCTAATCCTCTGCTCTGCGTCTGTCCTGATGAGTCCGACACTCTCTGCTGCTTCTCGAAGCCTGTCAGCCTGATTGCGAACGAAACCAAGGATGGAGTCGAAGCCAGGTAGCGAGGAAGCCCAAGGTGTTGCGTTCTCAAGCATTTCGAGCAGTCCGTCGACGACAGCTTGCTGCTCTGCAATCTGGCGCTCATATTCAGACATCTGTTCGTCTAGAGAAGACAGCTGGGTTTCAATTCGCGCTTCAATGCTACTGTCTTGTAAGCCCATTCCGGAGACACTACTGACGAGCCTCTCTCGATTAGAGGCAATCTCTCGATTCCAGTCTTCAAACAATTCCGGCAAGTCCGTAGAGAGGGCCTCAAAGGCTGCAATAATTTCTTCTTGTAACGCTTCTTCTTCCTGCAGCATAGTGGAGATAACCTCTACTCCACGATTCTGAACGTCAGCCCTAGCTGTAATCGTTTCTTGAATGTCGACTTGAAGCTGGGCAATGTTTTCAGCAGTTTGAGTAATCTCTAATTGAAGTTGATGCCTTTCTTCTTCGTACTGTCCCTCTAAGTCTTCCGAAGAGTTTGGTAGAAGCGCGTAACTGCTTCGTAGGCTGGATAAAGACTGTTGCTGGTTACCCAACTCACTTTCTAGCCTTTGAAGCCTAGCTCCTAAGCTTTCATCTATTCGAGCAGCCAGTTCGCTGGTCAGGGTGTATCCGGTGGTGTCATCTGTAAGCAAATCACGAATTGATTGCAACTCATCGAATGCTTGTAATGACTCTTCGACAGTAGTGAGAAATGCTCCGGCCTCTCCAAGAAAGCCACGGTCACCTTCACCAAACCGTCCTAGTTCCTCTAACCCATCTCGGATTCGGCTTCGGATGTCTCCTGCTGTGTCAATAACGCCACCAGAACCGTAGATGTTTTCTTGGATGACATCGCCTAAGTAGGCAAGTCCACCATCTGTCGAAGGTTGATAATTAGCCAGCTCTTCAACAACAGCACTAACCATATCCATGCCTTCATTTTGGCTCTCTAGTCTTTCAACAAATTCATCAATGCGACGAACATCCCTATCGAAAGCCATTGCTGCAGCTAAAGCCGCTTCTAGCGCTTCGAATACAGGGCTTTCTTCGACAAGCTTAGAGTAGGGCATACTTGCTAGGTTGATGTCGCCAAATACAGCTTGCCGCTCGTCAAAGTTCATTTCGCTGTAGTCTCGGATGGTGTCTCGGGCAACCTCTAGGACATCTGTGACTGTGCCGTACGCAGAAGACAGAATAGTTTCAGCTGGACGTATTGCGTCTTCAAAATTGTCTAAGACTTCTTGCCGCATTTCCGCAAGCCCGAAGCGATACGCAGCTAGCGCCCGTAGTTGCTGCCTACGGTCATTCTGCGCTCTCGCAATCATCTGACCAATGTCAGTGTATTGTTCCCATCCACCAGCACTAAGTTGCGCAGACTCAAGCTCGGAAATCTTGACGCCGATTGCTTCGAGGCTACGCTCATACCTTGCGAAGCCTTTGGGCATGGCGGAAATCTCATCGCTAACAAGAGCGTAACGTTCATTGGCTTCGTTAACTAGAGTGTCCGCGATGGTGTCTTGCTGTTCGGCGATGGCTTCCACCAACAGTAGAAGTCGTGGGTCGTTTCTATCGACACCTTCATTCTGTAGATTTGTGACTTGTTCCGAAAGCATCTCGATGACTGCTTCGGCCCGTCGACGCCGGTATTGCGTGTCTCTTAAACCTGCTCGGTTGGTAGTAGTTTCAAATTCTGCGATGGCTGCTTCTTCGAAAGCATCCATCATTGTTCGCATGTCGCGGTATTCCTGAATGTCCTCAGCAATATTCCCAGCTTCTTGTAGAGTGATACCGGCCTCAGTCGAAAGGAATTCTTCAAACGCGCGTAACGCGTTAAGCTGCTCTAGAATGCTCTCGAAGCCCGTGTCTTCTAGCCGGTTAGTCACTTGCCGGACAGCCTGGTTAATACGACCGGCATCTTCCCTGGCTTCAACCTCTTCTTCTAGTACAGCCAATAACTCTTCGTCGTCAAGAAGCGTTGCCTCGACAATCCGTCGAGTCAGCCGCTGTCCTTGTGGCCCGAGGTATTCGTACGCCCTTGAGCGACCAGAGCCATCGGAGAAGGCATTTTCTAGAGATTCTTCCAAGTCCGACTTGAGGTTTTCGTAAGCTTCCCGGTCATTGAACACCCGGTCTACCAGGTCGATGACACTAACAATTGTGTCTCCAGCCGGTCCAAAGCCATCACCGGTAATGGCGGCAGACAAGCGTTCGTACTCGGTGCTGTTTTCAACCAGCTCGTCTAGGTTTCTTTCTATACCGTTAATGTTTAGCGTGCCGGTTTCGCGGTTGAACACAGGTTTATCGTCTTCTGTAAGAAGCCCGAGTGACTGTAGGTTTGTCGGGTCATACTGGTTTCTAGCTGCAGCACGGCGGCGGCTAGCGTCGACAATCATGCTGCCAGCAACGAATGCTCCAGTGACTGCGAGCATTGGAAGAGTGCTGACGACTAAGCTTCGCAAGCCAACCATGGCAGAACGAACCATGCTCACGCTTCTAGTGAGTCCTGCCATCGCAGTGCTTCCTGCTCTGCCAAGACGAACCATGGCCCCAGTAGCCATATCAATGTCCGTCTTAAACTTCATTGTTGCCCCGCCAGCTGCTTGAATTTGTTTGACTAGGAGTTGCCAATTAGCAATTTGGTTCTTTGCTGCTGCGCCAATCGTGCCCATGAAGAACGACACAACACGAAGTCCTGCAGAGAGGACGGCAATCGCCGAAGCGACAGCTAGGAAGCGATTTGCTACCTGTCCAATCGGCGTAGAGAAGATAGCTTCCATAGCCTCGGCAACACCCCGGATGGCCTTCAGGGTACCAAGGGCTGTCTGCTGAAGGGTAAGCATGAAGCGACTACCGCCACCAAGGCCGGCGTCGTCCAGTACCTCTCTCCACGTTTGCTTGATGAGCTGTCCAACCCTGCGCTGTTGACGAGCAACATCATCAGAAAGCAGGCTATTCTTTACTGCTTCCGAGTAGTCTTCGGACTCTTGAATCCTTTCTTGATATAGCTTGTTACCTTCCTCGACAGCTTCATTAATTCCCATAATGGTTTCGTCTACTTCCCTACCAGTTTCTGCGTAGTAGAGAGCAGCAGCGATAAGTTCTGTGTAGCTAAGGCCAAGAGTTTGCTGTGCTTCGATTAGCTCATTAAAACGGTCAATGGCTTCGCCAGAAACGCCACCACCAACCTGAAGAATCTCTGCATAAACAGCAGGGTTAAGGTTTTCCCGCTGCATTAGCTGGAAGTTCTTAGCTGTCTTCTGCATCACCTGGTCAACGGCGATGCCGTAGTTTTCGTACGCTTCTTGCGCTTCCTCAAGGAGTCGGCCCATGCCGCCCGTGTTCAAGTTACGGCGAGTCATCTCGACCATGATGTTGGAGAGCTCGGCTGAAGTCATTTCTGTGACAGCGCCTAACTCCTCAATTTCTTTGCGCAGCTGGGAAACACTATCAGCTTTGCTTGCTTCGTTCCTTTGGCTAATTAGCCGTTCGTAAACTTCTAAGTTGTGGGTAAGCTGAGCTAAGTCAGCATTAATCTGTGCAACGCTCTGGATGGAAAGGAACACAGCGGCAGCACCCAAGCCACCAATAACGTTAGAAAAGATGTTCCGCAATTCCTGGTCAAAGCGGTCAATGGTAGGCCCGAACATGCCAGTAAACTGTTCGAATATCTCCGGGTTGTCCATTGCGCTCAACCCGGTCATTCCCTCGAAGGGAATAATCCTAGAGTTTACGCGGGCGTTGAACCTAGCGTTCTTTTCCAGGTTATTCATCCGGCTCATCATTGAGCCTTGTTCAATGTCCCCCTGCATTTGGGTGTACATACCACCTTCACCAAGGTTCTGTTCAACTTTAGCTATTTGCTCATCCCAGTAAGCAACCTCTTGACGAAGCTGCTCAAGGGAACGGTCCCGAGCTTGAACAATGGTGTCTTGGAACTGGGACATGGAAGCCAGGTAGTTCTTCATTGCGTCGGGCTTAACAGCTTTGCCCTTTTGCAAGTTAGAACGCATCTGAGCTTGTGCCCGTTTAGCTTCAGTGATAACTCGTTGAGACTCCGGGTTAGCTCCCACAGCTGTGGCTAGAATTCCACCTTCTTCAGTCAGTTTCACCAAATCCGTGAACCGACGATTCCAGTCCTGCACCGTAATTTGCTTCTGCTGAACTTGTCGAATCTGCGAGTTATTAAACGCTTGTAAGTTGTCGTCAACAATCTTGAAATTATTCTCGTAAGAACGCACACCCTCAGAGATGTTTTTAGTTACGTTGCCGACTGTTCCCTGAAGGCGTTCAATCCCCTGGATGGCTGCTTGAGTATCGCCGTCTTTCCAAGCTTCGCCAATCTCTTTTTGTAACTCACCAATTTTCTGCATGTCAGCGGCGACTCGGGCAGCATCTAAACCACCAGCCCTACCTAACGGGCTATCCGCGAGCTGGTTACCGAAGTACTGGGCTCCTTTAGCGGAGGTAGCTAAATTAGCGCCAGGCGCCGTTCTGCGCAGTAGATTTTCCAGCGGGGCAATTGCACGCTTGATATCGTCCTGCAGTCCCTGAAGCGAAATATTTGCATCAATGTCCACGCGAGAACGGGCCATTCAGTACTCCAAAAGAAAAGAGGGGCAGCTTGCGCCACCCCTTTACATGTGTTTCATACCTCCCATAGACATCATTTCAATTTCCATCTTTTGCTTTTCATAAGACTCTTCGAGTAGCAGGAAGAGCGCTTTTAGGCTCCAATGCTTGATGTCTTGCGGAAGTACCCCGACAAATAGCGTCAGGCGTCTGAAGATGTCACCCCAGTCCAGCGAAACACTCTCTGTTGGCGTGTCCACCTGCCTGGGGTTTTGGACTTTTTTCCCGAAGACTTCCCTTCCGAAGTTGGCATAAACTCCACAAGGTATTCGAGAAACCATGTCACTAAGTCTGGATAAGTGAGAACCCAAGCAGACACCATCTTCTTCCAGATGTCCCTACTGAACTTCTCTTCGACGTAGGGATGAGTAGCAGTATGAATCATTGCTGCCACAATTTCGAAGAACTCTAAACGCTTCTTAGCATCGTCTTCCACACCGTAAGCGCTTAGTACCTGTTGGATAGAGTCGAAGTCCTTCTTGTGCCACTCGTATAAGCGTTGATAGAACTCGACGTTGATGGGAGTAAATTCCAACTCCTCAAACTCAAACTTTTTTTGAGTAGGGATGTTGAAATAATGATTCTGTTCCATGCAGAATAACCTCTTTTAAGGGGCCTAAAAAGGCCCCTCTAGGATTAGCTGTCCAGCTGGTAAACGTGCTGAAGAGTCGGCATAACCGCGTCTTCGGCAAAGGCGGTAAAGTTCACGCCACCCTGAATGTAGTCAGGGCCCGAGACGTTGTGCTGCGGCCACTCCAGCAGAGCGTACGGCACCGAGATGGTGAACGTGCTCGACGTCGTGTTATCAGACAGCTGGTTGGTCGGGTCGGTGAACGTCATCACGAACTGCATCCACTCAGCGTTCAGTACAGCGCTGTACAGAGCTTCCTTATCCGTGAGCGGGTTCGCGTCCACCGTAACGCTACCGGTGATGTCCCAGCGGTTCGACGGAACATCGCGGCGGTAACGGCTACCCAGCTGGTAGCGGTTGCCATCCAGGTTCTTGTTGAAGTTCATGTTGAACGACTGAACCGGGATGCTCTCCGTGGCTCCACCGCTAGCACCGATAACCACGTCCGCCTGCTCGAAGTACAGGCCGTACTCCAGCGTGGGAAGAGTGCTGCCAAGCGGTGTGGTGTTCGTCGACGCGTCAATGCCCGTCACATCAATGGACATCCGGGCAAGCTGGTTGATGTTCGCCGAGATGGACATGCTTCCCATACGGCAGTCCGTGAAGACTCGCGTAACCTCACCGTCGGAAACGCCAACCGTCAGGTAGTCGGTTTCCGTCAAGCCGGGGGTGTACGTGTAGTCGTAGTCGGGGGCAATATTAGCATTCGCCGACACATCAGGGAAGAACATCGGAAGCAGCTCGTGCAGGCCCTGGTTGGTGGGCTCTAACTCGATACTGCCGCTGACGTCCATGGTGCCAAGACGAGCAAGACGGCGGTCACGCACGGGGCGAGCTCGCAGAGCCTCACTCTGGTAGATGGTAGGGCGAGCCTGCATGTTCTCCGACAGGAACGGAATAGGGTAATCCGTGCCAGCGAACGTCGCAGGTGTGCCCTTACCAGTCTGGGTCTTGACAACTAGAACAGAGTCAACTCCCTTGGGCATGTGTTACTCCTAAAGAATCCACTCGTCCTCGTCGTATTCCTCTTCCTCTACATGCGTTTCAAGCATTTCAGAAGGAGTGAGGATGTCGCCCGAGGCCGAGATATCAAAGTCAGGCGTCTCAAACGCATGAACATGCTCATCAGGGACTGGAATGGTCTTGCCAGGACGAAATGTGTACGTCCTACCTCCAGCCATCTTGACTTGTAGTTCATGACGAGTGCCTGTGTATGTGACGAGATTCATCGACGGTACCTCCAGGTGGCAATGAGGGGAATGCTTGCAGCACCCTTGTAACCCCAGTCACCTAGCTCATTGTCGTTCTCGTCTTGTACTTCGTACGAGTATTCAACCTCGCCTAGCTCAATACTTTCTGCCTCACCTAAGTGTGGGTTCTTTAAGAGTTCATCTACGGTTGCCCATAGAATGTCACTCATTTCTCGAATACCCATTTCCTTATCGTGATGCTCATGAACAATAACAAGGTTGATAAGCACGTTCCTATCCTTGCGGAGCATGTCTTGTCCGCCAAGAATTTCCGTGCTGAACTGAGGGCCACTGGGGATAATGCTGAGTGTCGGATAGCCAGTCGTATCCGGTAAGTCTCCAAGCATTACCGCCACAAAAGTGCCAGTCCCACCATCCGAATAGTCCCAAGAAAAGAACTTGAACAACTCAGAAATGGCGTCTGACAAAACAAGTTCATGATTAGTCATAGCTATTCGCTCTCTAAGCTCTTAATAGCGGCGCGAACGATACTTATCTGGAGAGCAGATTCAGCTAGAAGTCTGTTATAAAGAGGAAAGCCTCCACGTCGACGTGAAAACCTACGATGCATCATTTGCATAGAAATGTCGCTTCCAGGTTGGAACTCAATTGTGGCACCTACATTCACGTCAGGAGCTCGCCTTCCGAAAGTCCCGAAGCTTTGTGTAAAAGCTTCGCGCTTAGAAATAGAGTCCGAGTAAGCAGAAGCTTTTCGAATGCTCCTATTAATGTTTGCATTAACTCGTCGACGAATGGCCATAGAAGACTGGACATTTCCTTCGACGTTTCGCCACTTCATGTCGACTTTTCCTCGTGTCTTTGAGGCATAGTATCGGGCAACGCCACCTGTCTGAAAGCCAAATCGATTAGCTTGACTCATTACTTTTTGGTAACCCGGAATACGGCTTTTTAGGCTAGACGAAGAGCGTTTCCAATAATCTCGTGTACTTCTGTAGCCATGCTCTTCAAGCCAACCCCTAATTCTAATTGCCATCCAAGACAATTGGAATGTTTTATTGTATCTCTGCAAAGCCTTTTTATATTCTTTGGCATATTCTCTGCTAGCTTGCGCATCTGCACCGCTAGGACTGGCAGTGATTGCTTCGTCGTTTGGTGTTCTTCCAATTACCACGTCAAGCGCTTGAGAATTTGATACGCCCCCACTAGAGCGCGTCTTTCCCATAATAATGTTACGAATTGCGACAGGAAAAGTTCTATTGAAGTTTCTTTCTGTGTCCTTAGCCAAATTTGAGAACACGCGCCTTTGAACAGCTTCTTCTAGAGCAGATTCCCCTTTTGCTCCAGAGCCCTGTTCAGACGCTTCAAACAAGCTTCTAAGAATTGCCTCTTGCGCTACCGTAGCTACGCCGCCAACAGTTTCAGTAACAACCTGGCTAATAATGTTTCGGTGAGCGCTAGAAAAGGTCCGGGAAGCCATCTACAAACTCCTCGTCATCAACAAACTCGGGAGTGTTAGAAGCTAGCCCCAGCTTGGCACGTTCGCTCTCAATATGCTCATCCAAAGTAGCAAAAGCATTAGCGAAGTAGTCTTTGTAAAGAGACTCATACGCCGGAAACTTTCGCAGGATGTAAGCAGCAACAAGCTGGCTTGCCGCAGCTTGCAGACTCGGGTCAATCGTACCTGTCCAATCAGGAGCGCTCATTTCGTATTTGGCTAACCTGTCTTCAATCTTGTCCTTAACCAGGGAAACGAACGCATCAAAGGTTGCTTGAATAACCCCACCCCGACCGTCTTCAGTCACTTCAGAAGGAGGCTTGACGGTGCTCGGAATGTACTGGAAGACGCTCGTTTCCCAGTCCATTATTCAACCTCTATCGCTTCCGCCTCCGGTGCCCCTTCTTCTACAGGAGCTTCTTCTGTCTTCTTCGAGGCACGGCGCCGCTTCGGCTTCTTAGTCGGCTCGGCTGTTTTCTCTAGCTTCTCGACAGCACCAACACCCACTAACCGTTTCGCCATGGACTCCTTAACATCAGCTTCTTCGCCAGCCTGGAGAAAGGGCTTCCCAGTCTGGCCCGTATAGACGAGCTTAGTTGCTCGTACTCTCATTTATCACCTCCGCAAAGAATAGGTAGCCCCACAGCAAAGCGGGGCTACCTTTAACGAGTCAGGCTTACGCCGAGTAAGTCAGGTACTCGATGCGGTGGTTCTTTAAGTCCTTCGGGTCGTAGTCCATCAGGCGGGGCAGGCCGTGGAAGCCGTGGAAAATCTCGTAGTACGGGTTCGGGGCCTTCAGCTGGTTGTTAACGAAGGCGTACGGGCCAGTGCCGAGACGGATATTGCCGCTGTCGCTGTGGACATGGGCGGTGTACGTGAACTCGCCGAAGCGACCAGGACCGTCGTAGATGATAGTCATGTGGTTGTCCGGGATGAACGGAACGTACGTGCCAGTAGCATCGAAGAAGCCCTGGTCGTAGACGTACACCTGAACGCCAGTCATCTGAGTGAAGGCGTTGAGAATCATCTCGTCCGGGTACATGTACTCCGGAGTGCGTTCGCGCATCGTCTCCGTCTCCATGTTCCGGTACTTGTACCAGGTGTCCCAGAAGACGTCGTTGTTGCGAAGCACCTGAACGAAGTTCGGGGTGACGATGACTTCGCGGATGCGGTACGGGCTACCCGCCAGGCGAAGGGTTTCCTTCTTATCGTGGAAGAACTTAATCGGGTCGGCGTCAGCCGGAGTGGTGCCGCCAGCACCGCTCTTGTCGTCCCAGAGGGTGCTCAGAGTAATCTCGGGCGTATCCAGCTGGAAGTCGACAGTGTAGGCAACGCCTTCCGGGTTGTCCGCATCGTCAGCGGCAACCGTAATCTGGCCACCGGTAAGGATTTGGGCAACAAGCCACTCTTCACGGCGAAGGCGGCGGTTACGCATCGCCACCAGAGCATCAGCAACCTCGCTCTGAATGGTCACAGGACGCAGGCCAGGAGCCATCGAGGAAATTTCTAGAATTTCGCTCTCACCCCAGCGCGCAGCTTCCTTGAAGTGCGCACCGCGCCATGTAGTCTTCTTCACCGTAAGGCCATCGGGACGGGCCACGGTGCGAGGCTCTGTGTTCAGAGTGTGGAAGTACGTCATGCCGTAGTCGAACTGGTTCTGCACAGCGTACATTTCCAGCTCGGTAGCAAGAATGTTCCGAGAGGGGAAGTAGCGGTTCTTCAGGCTGTAGTTACTGATATCGGTACGGCCCTGGTTGGTGGTATCCAAGTCCTCGATAATGCTCTCAACCTGAGCACGAGTAGGGAACCGCAGCCCTTCCTTGGCCGGGTTCATCTCAAAAATCTGAGGTGTAGCCATTCATATCTCCGTAGAAAATAAATCGCAGTTTAAACAGTGCGGATGAACAGAAGGCCACCGCGAACGGTGATGCCCGTCATACCCTGCACGTAGGGGCTATGGCCACCGGCCACCTTTTCGGGGCGAGCACCATCAACTTCGACGCCCAGGCCGAACTCGTCTTCGAGAACGCTCTCGACAACAACACCAGCCAGCGCCTCCGAAGCACCAGCGGTGAACACAATGATGTCCTGCGTGGTGGGCTCAGCAACATCCCAAGTGATGGTGATGTTGGCTGTCTCTTCGATGAGGCCAGTGTGGGCGTTTTCCTTCTCGTAGGTGACAGTCGCAACAGTGCCAGTAGCAGTTGTCACACCGTCATCCTCGTAAACAGTAACCGCATCGCCAACGGTGACGTCCGAGAAGAACTCGACTTCGTAGTCGCCATCGGCATTGCGGGAAAGAATGTTGGCAGCAACGATAGGACGCATGGTGCCATCGGTGTGCTCGTAGACGAGAGCGCCTCGACGCGGGTTGCCAAACGCGGCATCCATTGTCGCCGTAATGCTCAGCGGTTGACGCAGCAGCCCTTCCAGGCTGTCGTGATGGTTGAAGTCGGCACGGGCGAAGTCAACGAACGCCTTCATGCCGGGGTTACGAGTAGTAGGCATTAGCTCTGCTCCTCAAGCGAAATCTGAACACGCTCACGCAGGGCCTTCATCTCCTCTTCGGAGAACCCGTCACCTGCGGTATCGCTAAAGGTTTCCTCGGCGGCGACTTCTTCAGTCGAGTCGTCTGCCACCTGCTCGAACATCTTGTTCTCGGGGATGGCATTGAGGACCACATCAAGTAGCTGGACGGGAGACACTTCCTTCGTCTCTTCGCCTTCGCTGTACGAAAGGGTTTCGCCGTCATTCTGAGCGGCAAAGATGTATAGGTTCAGCAAGGCATCACGCGCGGAGGGTGCAATTTTCGAACCAACCAGGTTGCGAATCTTTTCGCTAAACTCCAGAGTGAACTGGTTAAGCTTAGCGGTCGACTCGGCCTTGATTCGAGCAGCACGTTCTTCCTCAAGCGTGGCCTCCAGTGTAGAAATCTTCTCGCTGAACTCGGAAGTCACCTCGTCGCGCAGCTGCGCAACCAGAGCTTCGCGTTCGGTATCGGTCATAGGGTTATCCTCAGTAAAATCAGTCTCAGTGGGCTCGTCTTCTTCAAGTTCGCTAAATTGGTGGAGCCCTTGCATCACCGGGTAATTCGTCAATGCGAGCCCGACGAAGCGAGTCTCATAGGGACGGACTTCTGGCGAAAAGTCTCGGTAAGTACCATCTTCGATGGAATTAACGGTTTGCGGACGAGCCTCGATTTGCGCGAAAAGCGCATGCTTTCCATCTTCTAGCTTGTCCACATAGAACTTCCCGCTCTTCGTCCTAACCCACCCAACATCATTGGGACCGCCACGGAAATGGTCGAAGTTAAGAGGGACATCCCTCTCAGCGTTAGCCACCATCTTCTCTAAGTCAGTTTTGGAGTAGGTGAACTTAGCAAGCTTTAGTTTCATACCCTGTTGGACTACCTTGCGATAGGTGCCCTCCTTAAGGACAGCCATCGGCTTACTAACCATGTTTCCTTTAAACAGTGGCTCCGTTTCTTCATCAACCGGGAACCGGGCAGGGAGAGTAAACTCCTTGTCCTCCGAGAAGTCGATGAGCGGAGTCTCAATACGACGTAAGTCTTCGGAATTCATCGGACGCTTCTCCTTCGTGAATCGACAAGCTCCTTCCTCTTATCCTCATCAAGCCCAAGGAATTGTCGGACACTGCCAGGAGCAGATGCCTTGATGTCTTCGAACACTTGCTGATTGAACCCTCCCTCAACGAGAGAAGCACTTACCATTTGCGCGAACGCGTTCAGCACACTAGACGCATCCGCTCTTGAGGCGAAGGACACCTTAAGGATGGGGAACCTTTTTTCGTCGGGCCAATTAATAAGAATAAGCTTAGGAATAAGGTAGAGATTGAGATAGTCCAGGAACTGCTGTTGAAGCATCTGGACATACATCTCTGCAGCTTCGGACAAGGTACGGCCAACAGTGTACGTACCGCTCTGGTTCTCACCCTTGCCCATCGTCGCAAAGCCAACACCCATACTGCGGTAGATGGCTTCATCCATCATCTTGATATACGGAATAGCATCCGGCATCTGGCTATTGACAACTTGGATATTGAATTCATAGCCGTCCGGAAGAATCATCCCAGTGCGGGGTTTCATCGCAAACTTCGTCAAGGTGTTGCGAGCATCATTCCAGTCGGCAGAGCCTTTAGCCACCGTCTTTGGAACGGTAAGGACTGGAATGCCTAGAAGGAATCTCTCGAAGCCCGCATTGACAAGCTGAAGCATGGCCTTCTTAATCTTCCAGGAAAGCCAAGCACCTTTGAGAAGGCTCTCTCCCCGCATGTCGCCCTCGTCGTCGTTGACGAAGTAGACAAGCTTGTAGAAAGGTACCTTCTTGTCGACGAACTTGCCTTGCTCACCTTGGACTAGGGCCTGAATTTCCAAATTCTTAGGGCCACCACGCGCATCCCGGTTGAGCTGTGTGATGTTAAAGGGGTGAATAGGAATGAACTTATCCATCACCGCTAGGTTGTCCTCGCCCATTTGGAGAACAATCTCACCAGCACTGTGACCATAGGTTAATGCCAGCTCATATGTCTTCAGGATGCGTCGAAACGGGTATTTACCCGCTCGCATGCTGTCAAGTCCTAGGCTATCTGCGATGAACGCTGCTTGGTCGAGATGCTCATTCTCTTCGCTTGCAGGCTCAACGTAGTAGGTACTAGTGCGCATATGGCTGAAGTGGAAGTTGAGAGCATCCCGAACGGCATAGTCATCTTTCATCTTCCAAAATTCTTCGAACCACTGTTCTTTTTCTAGGCCTCCGTCTTCAAGGCCGTTGTCAACAACACCATCCAAGTCGATGCGCATGTTTGAAACTGAGCGAGACAGTAGGCGCTCCAACACTTCTGGCTCATAGCTACCAGGGGAAGCGAAGTTGACGCTCTCTACTTCACCGTCTTCGTTCCGCACAAAACCAAAGTCTGCTTGAGCAACCTGTTCAGTTTTCGGCGATGCTCGCTGCCGTTGCTGTCCAGGAATAAGTCTGTGATACCAGGCCACTGGGCCTCCTAGTTGAAAATCCTGTTGAGCTCATCTAAAGAAGCAAATTCATCATTGTCTAATGAGATGGAGAACCCGTCATCAGCGGTTTCAATCTCCCCACCCTTATGCTCCGGAACGTGATACCAAGCCATGGCAAGACTGGACACTCTGTCGTCCTTGCCCCGTCCAGCTGCCTTCATCTGCAGCTTGCCGCTTGGTGTCCTCTCATAAATAAAGTCTCGAAATTCGTCTATGTATTCTCTTGAGTCAGGTAGTTTGATTCGCTTGTGCTCGATAGCGATTGCAAGCTTGTTGATACAGGCTTCTTTGATGCTGTTGGTTTTCCATCCGAGGGCTTCGAATGGTATACCCATGCTCGCCATCTGACTCGCCAGGACATCACCCTGAGCATTGTCGTCAGCAACGACGTAACTGTTAGGCCACTTTTTGTGGAGTTGTTTGAGGTGCTCAAGCTGCCTCTCCCAAGCAATGGTATTAAGCCGCATTACCTCAACGACTTCCTTGTCGTCTAAGTCAACTACGGTGAACACACTGAAGTCGTCTAGGCGAGCAAAGTCTGCCCCAATAACGTACCTATGACCAATCTTTGGTCGCTTCATAATGATGCTGTTATGGGTTTCTTGTACAATCTCAAGTCTAGGGCACTCACCCATCCCCTGAAATACACTCCCACTATCAGCAATAAATTCAGCGCCATACTCTTGGTCGTACACACGCTCCGGAAGGATTGCCTTTTGCTGCTCAAAGAAGTCAGCAGGTACAGAGGGGTTAGCTTCCCACGTAGGAAGCTGCCAAGAAGCGTAACGGGTGTAGTTGGGGTAATTCGAAGAGTCTTGGTTGCGAAGTCCGAATTGGAAGAAGTCGTACACCCAGTCATAACCTTTGGGTGTCGTAATGATGAGAACCCACCCATTCGTCGTTGTAAGAGTGGGGGCAAGAGCGGCAAACCAAACATTAGAGTCAATCATGGCTGCCTCGTCCAAGACGATGTAGTCCAGGCTGGCGCCTCGTAGGTTGTCGGGGTTGTCGCCGCTCTTGCCTTGGAAGCGTGTAAAACCTAAGAAGTTACCTTCTGGGCTGTAATGCTCGATGCGAAGCCTTAGGTTTCGATTGCTGATACTCAGCTTTCTTTTACCGGGAAGATAACTGTCTCCGCGCTTAACGTACTCCACAACCCTTTCAAAGATAATGGTAGCCTGTTCGTACGTCGGAGCTACTGTCCATCCCGTACTGCCAATGTTCGTGAGGGCTTCGAAAGCTGATTCTACGGCTGCAACTTCGCTCTTTCCACTCTGACGTCCGATGATGGCTGTCCTATACAGCGACCAGCTGTCATGAATGGCTTTCTGGTAAGGATAAGGCTTATACCCAATTATCTTAAAGAATTCTTCGCTTGGAGCAGCCTGGCGAATGTCCATCGACACATTGCGCTCCAATAAAAATATTCACAGTTACAAAACCATTATACACTATGCCTGTTTTTAAAAAATATCAGTCATCTTCTCTAACTTTGACATCAACGGTTTCTGTCTCAAGCTGAGGAGTAGGCTTACGAGACAAGCGAGACATAAACTCTTCGTGGTCATCTTCACTCAACTGCTTGGCTGGACTGTCTTCTAGCTTTGCGGTGTTATCCGGCGTGGGCTCAGAAAGTCTTGCGAGCACGCTAGCCCTTCCTTGTCGAACCTTGTCAATAGCCTGCAGCAGGGACTGCAGCTCCTTCACGCTCATTGGCATTGCCTTACTACCGTCTTCGTAACGGGGGTTTCCGCTCCTCAGCTGGTAGAAGTCGCTCTTCGACTGGATGAACAAGTCTGTCAATTCCTGTTCAATCTGAACACTTCCAGCTAGGTATTCTCGGAACTCGTTCTCAGCCAAGCTCTGGTAAGACTCGTCCGTTAGGCACTCCTTCATGGTACGGACTGCCTCTAGGACATACTCGCGAACATTGCCTTCAATGGGGACTTGGCTAGTTTTTAATAACTCCACAATCTCAATTGCCGTATAGCCCCACAGATAGTATGTCCATATCTGCTTATAGTTTGGAATGTCCTCAGGGGTAGGAGCTGCCTCGGCAGGAACACCCTTGACTGTGACGCCCATTATTCGTCACCGATACCGTGAAACGCGTCCTTTTCAAAATTTCTAAGAGCTTCCATTACTGCGTAAACTCGTTTGTTGCCTTTTGTTGCAGGCAAGTCATCATCTCCCGTAGCACTAAGTACTAGGGTGATAAGGCTTTCAAATTCGTCTACTGCTAGTTCATCCTCGAAAGGTAGGACGACATTGAGAGTGTTTCTCTCCTTGTATCCAGTCGGACGTTCTGTCTTCGAGCCCGACCCACCGTTCGGGGTTTTATTGGGGGTGGGCGAAGAAGCCCGCTGCGTTGCGGCGAGAGACGAGAGCGAACGCTTGAGAAAGGCTTCGTGTTGTCCCATAGTCTTGGCAACTTCTTCTAGGCTCCGGTTCTTCATCAACCACTGCGTAATGACAGCCGTCTTCTCCTCGTTCTCTAGGCTGCCTCGGCCCTTGTGGTTCAAGACTTGTCCGAGCTCAGCTAGACGCTGCTTGCCGAATTCGCTGAGTTTCCCCATCACAAGAACGGGAATATCAGGCGAATTGGTTAGGCCTCGCATGAATGCATTCTTGTAGGCCATCGTCTTCTGTTCTCCATCGACGATGAGGTACCCTTCACGAGCTTCGTGGATGTCTCCATTATACTCAATGTCAGCATCCCACTCGACAACAAGAGGAGCATCAATCATGCCGTTAACACCGATACTCTCGATGAGCGCATCCATCTCATCTTCGGTGGTGCCGTGAGGATTCCAAGGGTTGGGGTGAACGTTCATCACCTTCACGTATTCAAGAGTCAGCTTCTGAGTCATAATCTTCCTGTAATTGAATAATCTCGTCCAGTGTCTTGTTCTCCATCCATGTTTCCATGAAATAGAAGTTGTAGTAACTGGTGCCGAACGGTGCTTTAGCGGGCACAGAAAGTGCATCCTTACCGTCAATGTGTTGCACCATGTCTACCTTGTCGAATGTCCATTCCGCGACAGGTGTGTCTCCGGCTATGCCGACGAGAATGAGCTTGTCCACCAGGAGGCTGTACTGCCTTGAGTGGAGCCGGAATCGCCAGCGCGGTGTCCTAACCATTGAGTCTGTCTGCAGCGAAGCTCCCTTAACCTCGTAGGACTCGTCGCCAATGTGGCAGTCAATGGTGCCGTTGTTCCCTGGCATTACAGTTGCGTCATATTTTTTGACTACGTGTTCAATAGCAATATCTGCGATACGCTGAGTAGTCTTTGGAAGTCCTCCGCAAGCCACAATGAACTTGCCCCAACTTCCAAACTGAATTTGCACTTGCCGTTCAGCTGGATATTGCCTTCCGTGCTTATCACGAAAATAAGCCAAGTTTTCTCCCCGCCAGTCTAAGCGAGCGGGGAGGCGATTTTCTTGTCTTTGAAAATGGAATGCCAGAGAGATAAATTCCTCTCTCTTATCCATACGTGTTTAATTATAGCATACTGGGTGTCAATCCAGCATCACTATGCAGGATGAGCGCCTAAAGGTACTTCCAAGGGTGCGCCGTTCAGCACCTCAGAGACTATAAAAACCCAATCTCTAGAAGCTGTCTATCTGCAAGTGCCTGAACAACTATGTCTTTAGCTTTCTTGCCTGTAGCTGACACATATCCGAATAGTTCATGAGGTAACTGGACTTCCTCATCAAAGTACATCATTGGCACTACATACGTACACAGCTTTATAGGCCGTTCGTTCGTATCGCTTAGAATACTCCGGCCTCTTCGCCAGCCTAACTCCTTGTACACAGACTCCATTTTATTGGGTTTGCTCCAAACCTTATCTCCAACCTCATAGAAGCAACCAAAATCTAGAGGGACTTTCTCTTTCTCCATTTCATGCTGTAAAGGCTTTAAACATTTGATGCCCAACGGCGGCAATACTTCTTTGCTAAGCCACTTAAATAGAGTGACATGCGCATACATCAAAACCATCCTGAGATGGGCTTCTTGCACAGTCCCAGTTTCTTTGAAATATTCCCTTACCGTCTTCACTACCAATGGCCAATGCGAAGAAGAAGTCCCAGTAATCAGACCAGGATGGATAGTGAAGGACAGCTTGTCTTCCAGTAGTACCTCCTGCTGAACGGCGGCACCACCGCGTTGGTAATGCAAGAGCATATCCTTCATACGCACACTATAAGTAACTATTTATCAAAAGGCAATAGCACACGTACAATTTCTAGTCAAGGGGTTTGGTTTGGGGAGGGGGGATAAGAGTTTGGGTTTTAAAAAATTTGGGGTTACTAGGAATAGGAATATGCCGTCCTAGACGATAAAAACTACCCCCCGAGCGTCTGTGCGCGTGGCGGCTGGGCCGGCTATCATTGTATTAGAAGGAAGGGAGGAACGAACGACCTCAAGCCAGCCGCACCTCGCCTCTAGCGAAAGGGATACCTATGCCTCGCAACCTGAACCTCACGCCCGAAACCTTTGTCAACCTCGTAGGCTCCGATGACGAAGACGTTATCCTGGCGCAAGCCGCCGACGGCACGCCGCCCGAAGGCTACCTCGCGGCGCTCAAAGATGAACGCGAGCGGCTGCCGTGGGCCACGGATGCCTTCGGTCAAGTCGGAGTCGACGCCTACGGCCGCGCGGTCGCCGAAGTGGACGGCTACACGGTGGCGTTCACGGGGTTCACTCGGAAGCAGCGCCAGGCCGGCAATGGCGCGGTGGACGTCGACGAAGTACGCGCGTACTACAAAGTCGGGACGCCCGGCGGCTACCATCCGAACGAAGGCGCGACGGTCACGCTCTCGGCCCTGACGGTGAACGCGAAGAAGGCCGCGAAGAAGCGGGCGACGTCGGCGCACGCGGGGCCCGTCTACCGCGCGACGGTGGCGACGTGGAACCTGGATGATGCACTGGCGGCGAAGGTGTCCGAGGCGCTGGCGAAGGAGCTGGGCCTGGGATAGCGGGCGAAGGGGGGCCTTCGGGCCCCCCTCACAACCTCACAAGCGCACAAGCGGGCGGGAGCCCATTTGTGCTCGCTTCGCTCGCACAAAAGTTCTGCGGCACCGTAGACGCCACGACGTCCTGCGCCAGAGAGCGAGTATCCCCTTC